TGGAAAATAGTAAATGGGATATTAAAGCAAAAAATGGATCACACCATGGATTACCACAAGGGCGATCAAAATTCTTAGCTACAGCTGACTATAAGGCACAAATTACATGGCACATCAAATACCTAAAACACAGGTATGGCACTGATAGGTTTGGTGTCGCAAACGCCTGTGGCGCATGGGCACATTGGCTTATGAAGGGTTGGCATTGAAAGACACAGAGAAAATTACAATTGGTATCTGCTCACCGGGTTATGTAGTAACAGACTTTCTTACAAGCTTGTTAGATGTGGCTAGATCTCAAAAGCAATTGGGTCAATTCATATCATTGCAAGGATCAGGTGTTATTAGTCGCTTACGCAATCAAGTAGTTGCAACCTTTATGGAGAAGACCACAGATGATTGGCTCTTGCAGATAGACACAGATCAACGCTTTACAGTCAATGACTTTAAGAAACTCATAGCTGCGGCAGATGCCAAGACCAGACCCATTGTGTCAGCTGTAGTACATGGTGGCTGGGAAGTAGGCGAGGCCTACCTTGAGCCAGTGCCTTGCATATTTAGGATGGGGACAGATAGTGGCTTATACGCATTACATGACTATGAGCCTGATAGCATTGTAGAGGTAGATGCAGCTGGGACAGGGGCTATCTTGGTACATAGATCCGTCTTTGATCGGTTTAGAAAAGAAGCTGATCAAACACACCAAGGAGATAAGTGGTGCTATTACCAAGACATGCCCTTACACAAAGAGTGGATAGGTGAGGATCTACTGTGGTGCATAAGAGCTAAGAGCTTTGGCTATAAAATATACGCACACACCGGTGTACAGATGGAGCATCAAAGAAAGAATTGGGTAGGATTAAGACAACACGCAGACTTTGAAAGGTTTAGGCGTGCAAGACTACAAAGTGAGGAACAAATACATGGCGATCATAACAAGTCAAGTAACAGTGACGACAACAAGTCAGTCAATAGTTAGTGTAGATAATGTGAGCAGGGATGTATTGCTACATGCTAAACACGCAACCCACATTGGCAACAGCGGTGTTACGACAAGTAATGGTTATCTATTAGACAATGGTGATGAGATAAGGCTTACGCTAACTGAGGGTGAGGATTTGTGGGCTGTTGGAGCTTCAGGTTCAGGCACGCTCCATGTCTTAGTATCTAAAATAGATTAAAAAATGACAGCTGTTTTTTCCCTTTACGCACGCTTGCGGAATACGCCGCCGTGCTGCGAATCTCTCTCCCCGAAGCAAGCCCAAAAGGCAAAAAAAACATAACAATTTTGTTATGAAAACTCTTAAAAGTAGAAAATACAACGCTCATTACAAGCGATTGAGGCAGATTATTTTGGCCACTCAACCGGCCTGTTTTTACTGCAAAAAAGCCCCTGCTACCACTATTGACCATGATCCACCGATTGACACCTTCCCAAGTCCAGAGCTGTGGGTTGGTACTCTAAGACCTGCGTGTGCACATTGCAACTATTCAAAGGGGGCGATCTATGGCAACAAAAAAAGAAAAGCCGTCAAAAACAGCCGTAAGTGGTAAAGCTGCACATGGCAGACATACAGCTGCAATGATCAACGCTTTGAAGGGGCGCAAAGATATTGATGGTGTAACACAGGTAGCCTTATTAGGCTTAGCTACAGCTTGGGATCTTATTGAGAAGACCGGCGAGAATACGCACACCATCCCATCCATATCCAGAGAGCTTAGAGAGATCTGGACTTATTGCGGCTTGCCAGAGGCAGATGACATTTTTAAGTAAGTGTCCACCTAGGTGGGCATCACTGAGAGATCAGAGCTGTGAAACAGATGGCGACAACATGGCCATTGTTGCAGATTTATTGGGTTACAGTTTATTTGAGTGGCAACGCTATGTGTGTGATGTAGGTTTAGAAAAAGACAAATTAGGTCAATACAAGTACCGCACTGTTGCAGCGCAGGTTAGTAGGCAATCTGGTAAGTCTAAGCTAATTGAAACGCGTATTGCTTATGAATTATTGCAATCTAAAAGACATGTTGCCTATACAGCGCAAGATCGCAACATGGCAAAGGTTAAATGGGAAGAGCACTTATTAAGCTTTATGATGTCGCCAAAGTTTTCAAAGCGTATTGCAAGAGTAAGTAAAACAAATGGCAATGAGAAGATCTACATGCGCAATGGATCTACTTATGGCATTGTCACACCTAATGACAAAGGTGCACGCGGCCTGAGTCTCAATCTTATGGTAATTGATGAGGCACTTACACATCCACTGTCTTTGATAGCAAACTTACAACCTACCTTGGCAACAAAGCGCAATGGTCAGCTTTGGATTATGTCTAATGCCGGCAGACCCGGAGAGTCAGAGCTGTTAGAGCATTACAGAGAATTGGGTCACCGAGAGATAGCAGATCCTACAAACAAACTAGCTTGGTTTGAGTGGTCACCTTTGTCAGATGATTTTGACTATATGGATCAAGATGTGTGGTATCAGGCAATCCCATCCTTGCATGAAGAAAAGGGTGTATTACTTGAAGCTGTAAAAGAGGCATCACAAACAAACAGCCCAGAGATCTTTACAAAAGAGTGGCTTAATGTATGGCCGGCCAAAGATGCAGTGCAGGTTATTAGTACAGAGTTGTGGGATGGTTTAGCTAGGACTGACATTATCTTAGGCAATGAGGTTGTCTTCGGTGTTGATATATCTAGGGAGCGCGATAGAGCTACTATTGCAGTATCAGGTCAAGTCTTAGGTTATACACCTGTTGAGCTTATAGAGTCTAAAGAGGGTACATCATGGGTATTGCCAAAGCTTGTAGAGTTGTGCAAAAAATACAAGACCAAAGTAGTTATAGACACAGGCTCACCGGCAGCTTCTCTAATAGCAGAGCTGCAAAAACAAGAGATAGGTGTTATGGCTATACATCTGCGTGATTATGCAAGAGCATGTGGATCTTTCTATGATGCAGTACAAGCTAGGACAATTTGTCATATAGATGACCCAAACCTAAGAGCTGCAATCATGGGATCAACAAAAAGACCATTAGGTGACTCATGGGCTTGGAATAGACAAAGTACAACAAACATCACGCCACTTGTAGCGGTAACACTGGCACGCTATGGAGTAGTGACCAAAATAGAGGAAAGACCAGTGGCAAGGAGTAAGATGTACTAATGAAATACTTATCTACAATATTACAAATTTCAGGATCTTTACTGTTAGTCTTAGGTGTCGCATCTATTAACATGATTAGTGCAGTATTATTAGGCGGCGTATTTCTAATTTTATTCGGCATTGCTTTAGAGGTCAGAGGTAAATAATGCTTGGCAAGCTACTCAAGAGGCAGATACAACCCGGCCTAGTTTATACATCATCCGGTTATGTTGATTCACTTGGTAGAGTCGGCAGATTTTTTGAAGGCAATTATGCAGGTACTTATGTAGATGGTCGCACTGCATTAGGCATACCTGCAATCTATCGCGGTATCTCTCTTATCGCAGATGCTATTGGTGCATTAGATCTTTGCGCATATCGCAATGGTAGAGAAGTTATGCCAAAGCCAAACATTTTAGCGCGGCCTAATCCAACAGAAACACGCATGGAAACAATTGCGGCAATGGCCGCAGGTCTTTTGATGGATGGTAATTACATTGCAGTTTTAGGTGAGCCTGGGGCTAATGGCTACCCTGACAGTCTTTATCCTGTTGCACCTGATCGCGTGCAAGTTACAAGAGATAAGGGCAGGATTATTTATCGCATTGATGATAAAACTTATGACAGATCAGAAATATTCCATATAAAAAACTTTACAATGCCAGGTGACATTGTAGGTAGAGGTATTTTAGCTGTAGCAAAACAATCACTAGGAAAAGAAATTGCTATAAATGAGTATGCCGCAAGATACTTTGATGGCGGAGTAAATCCAACAGCTGTAATTAAATCAGCTAACCCAGATCTTACAAGTGAGGAAGCGGATGCTCTAAAGTCTGCATGGATGTCAATGTACTCATCACGCAACAGATCACCTGTAGTTATGAACGCATCTACAGACTTTGAGGTGTTAAGTAGTAACGCAGCTGAGAGCCAATTGGTAGAGGCGCAAACAGCCGGATTAACAGAGGCCGCTAACATACTTGGCCTACCGGCTTATTATTTAGGTGCACCAAACAGTAGCCGTACCTATTCCAATGTTGAACAAGAAAATTTACAACTAATCAAGTTTTCAATCCAACCCATTGCAGAGAGAATAGAGGCTGCCTTCTCAGATCTATTAGTGCGTGGCCAAACTGCTAAATTTAAGTATGACTCTATGTTAAAGACAGATACAGCTAGTAGATATGCAGCTTACGCAACCGCATTGTCAAGTGGATTTTTAACTGTTGATGAAGTTAGAGATCGGGAAAACCTTGAGTCAATGGATTATGAAGTAGGCGACAATGATGATGAAACAGATACAACGGCAGAGATACAAGAGGTAACTGAAAATGAGCAATGACATAGAAAACAGGCGTTACAGTGTTGAGTTTGAGCTACGCCTTGCAGATGGTGATGGCCGCACTATTTACGGCATGGCAGTGCCATATAACAAAGAGCAGCGCATAAATGCCACTGTTACTGAGATATTTAGAAAAGGTGTTTTTGCAGATGTTATCCGCGCCCCTCACAGAGTAAAACTTTTGCGTGGTCATGGTGAAAACAATGTGCTAGGTAGAGCTACTTTGTTGAAAGAAACAGAGGATGGCTTGTATGCGGAGTTTAGAATTTCAAAGACTAGAGAAGGTGATGAGGCTTTAGAGCTAGTCAAAGATGGCGCATTGGATCAATTATCTATTGGCTTTATGCCGATTAAAAATCGCAAAAGACCAGATGGTGTGATGGAGCGTATCAAGGCACATCTAGCTGAGGTATCACTTGTAACCTTTGGAGCTTATGGAGATATGGCCGCTGTCGCCGGAGTCCGACAAGGCGCACCTCAAGCTACACCTAGACTAGATGAAGCTAGGAAGATATTAGATGCCATACAGCGTAGTAAATAACCATCCAGATTGTGAAGGGTTTGCAGTAGTTAAAGATGAAAACAATGAACTACTAGGTTGTCACAAAACTCAAGCTCAAGCTGAGGATCAATTAACAGCTATTAACATTGCAGAGTTTGGCACAAGAGAGTTACCTGAAAACTATAGACCGGCATCCAGTGAAGATGTGCCAGAGGGTCGCAATTGCGCAAACTGTTACTTTTATGAGCAAGGTTATTGTAGTTTATGGGAAGAAAATGTACAGGCAGATTATTATTGCAATAGGTGGGCAGTGCAAAATCAAGATAGAGCCGAGAGTTTTACACCTACAAATGCAATGAGGACAGAGGCACAAAGAGGACTTGATTGGCGTAGGGAGTTTGGAAGAGGTGGCACTGAGATAGGTATTGCTAGGGCTAGAGATATTGCAGGTGGCAAAAACTTGCCTTTAGAAACAGTAAATCGCATGGTATCTTTTTTTGCAAGACATGAAGTAGATAAACAAGCTGAGGGTTTTAGTCCCGGAGAAGATGGCTACCCATCAAACGGCAGAATTGCATGGGCATTATGGGGTGGTGATGCTGGTAAGTCTTGGGCAGAAAACATAGCAAACCAAGATAGAGATTATGATGAAGAAAAAGATGACAAACCTAGATACAACACAGCTGTACAAATATTACAAAACTTAAAAAAACAGATATAATATAAAGAGTAGAACACCTGACCCTGTATTGCAGCGAGTCACACCTTCTCACAAACCAAACTAATTTATAGGAGAAAAATGTCTAATACATTTCTAGCCTCTCTGCGTGAGAAGCGTGAATCAAAGACTGCTCTTATTTCATCAACAGTAGAGCGTGCTGCCGAAGAGCAACGCGATCTATCAGAGGTTGAACTTGCCAATGTAGAGGCATTAAACCTTGAAGTAAAAAAGTTAGATGAAAGAATTGAGCAGATGTCCGATATTGAACTGCGCAACCAAAAGGCCGCTGATTTAGCAGCTAAGGTTGATGCTAATGTAGATGTAAAGAAAGAGTCACGCGCCGGTGGTTTTAGTGTTGTAAGTGAAGAGCTTACTTACACTACACGCTCTGGCAATGACTTCATGACAGATGCACTAAAGTCACATTTCAAAACAGATGGTGATGCGCTAGAGCGTATTCAACGCCATCAAAGAGAAATGGCAATTGAGAAGCGTGCAGTTTCAACATCAAGCTTTGCAGGTTTAGTAGTGCCTCAATACTTAGTTGATCTATATGCGCCACTAGCTCGCGCTGGTCGCCCTTTTGCAGATGCAGCTCGCAAACACACATTACCTGCACAAGGTATGTCTGTTGTCTTGTCAAAAATTTCAACTGGTACTACAACGGCTTATCAAACATCTCAAAATACAGCCGCAGTATCACAAGACATGTCAGATACAACTTTGACAGTTGATGTTAATACAATTGCAGGACAACAATCAGTATCAAAGCAAGCCTTACTACGCGGTTACAACATTGAGTCAATTGTTTTAGGCGATCTAATCCGCGCTTACAACACAAAACTTGATGATGCAATCCTAAATGGCACCGGATCAAATGGTCAGCCTCTTGGATTAAAGACAATGACAAGCGGTATCTTAGTAACTTACACAGCTACTACAGGTACAGTTGCAGGTCTATATCCAAAACTTGCAGATGCGATTCAACAAATTCAAAGCAATATCTATGTCAATCCAAACGCAATCATCATGCACCCACGCCGCTTAGGATTCTTCCTATCCGGTGTTGATGGATCAAATCGCCCATTAGTAGTACCAAACGCCTATAACCCAATGAACGCAATGGGTACCGGCAATGGCACACCTGCCTATGGCGCAAGTGGATATTCAATACTTGGCTTGCCAATTATTGTTGATGCCAATATTGCAACAAACATTGGTACATCTACAAACCAAGATACAATCTTTGTTGTAGATACTAATGAGTGTCACTTGTTTGAGGAAACAAATGCTCCTACTTATGTGACATTTGAAGAGCCAAACGGCAAGGTAGCAATTAACATTGTGCTATTCGGTATGTCAGCATTTACAGCTGAGCGTTATCCAAAAGCAATTGCACAAATTAACGGCACCGGCTTGGCAACACCAAGCTTCTAAGTAAAAAGCTTCTAAGCCCCCTACCCTTCCAGGGGGCTTAGATCCTGACTATGGTCGGTATTTAAGAATTGGAGTTTGCTTAATGTCCCAGAGCACTTTAGGTTTTGGATACCGGCCATGGCTATAACAAACGGCTACGCGACACTTGCAGCCATGAAGGCTTACTTGTCTATCTCAGACTCAACAGATGACACTTTACTTGAAACTTTAATTGAGTCAGCATCACGCTCAATTGACAAGATTGCTAACCGCAGATTTTATGCAGACACTACAGCGACAGTGCGTCTTTATAGAGCCTACTCAGATATTTTTGTTTATACAGATGACATTAGTAGCACCACTGGTCTTATTGTAAAAGTAGATGAGGGCGGCAACGGCACTTACACAAAAACACTAACTTTGAACACAGATTTTATTATGGATCCGCTTACAGCCTCAGCTTTAGGCAGACCCTTTACACAATTGACAATGGTGTCTAATACAGAGTCATGGCCTATATTTCCGGGCTTAACACAAAACGGCTTACGCCCCGGTGTACAAGTCACAGCTAAGTTTGGCTGGCCATCTGTACCCAGTGATGTCAATGTAGCTTGTTTAATTCTTACAGCTGATTTATACAAGCGCAAAGATGCTCCGGGCGGTGTCCTAGGTCTTGGTGATCTTGGTGTAATACGCATGTCCCCAGTAGGCAGAGATGTATCACAAATGATTAGGGCTTATCAAAAGATTGCTATTGCCTAATGGTGCCAAGTACAGTAAGGACAAATCTTAAAACAGCTCTTACAGCTATCACAGGATTGCGTGTTATGGATTATGTCCCTGACTCTACAAATGTCCCTACAAATAATGCTTTTGCAGTTATTGGTCAATTGTCTATGAATTATGATTACACACTCAACAGAGGCTTTGACTCTGCAACCTGCAACATAATTGTAATGGTCGGGCGCATGAGCGAAAAAGATGGGCAATCAAGATTGGATGGGCTACTCAGCTCATCCGGTTCAACCTCAATCAAAGCCGCTATTGAGGCTGATAAAACACTAAGCGGTGCAGTGCAAACTTTAAGAGTTGTGTCTGCATCTCCAGGCACAATAACATCCGCTAGTATTGATTACCTAAGTTATCAGTATTCAGTGGAATTGATAGGTTAGCGAAAGGAAAAATATGGCCATATTTATGGGTAATAAAGTAGCTGTGATTGTGGGTACATCAACCATATCTTCATTTGTCAGCACTGTAAGTCTTAACCGCGAAGTAGAGGCAGTAACTATCACTGCCATGAACGATACTGTACAAAATATGATCGGTGGTATTGAAGTATCATCAATCAGTATGGAAATCTTCAATGATTTTGCGGCAGCCTCAGTGAACAGTCTTTTTGAAGATGCAATTGGTTCAAAACTGGCAATCAAATTGATACCAGTGACCGGCACAGTTAGCTCTACAAATCCAAGCTACAGCATGTCATGTTTGATCACACAATGGACACCTATTGCAGGATCAACAGACAGTGCAGCCTTGGCAAGTGTAACTTTTCCAGTAACAGCTATAACAAAATCAACAAGCGCGTAAAAGAAAAGGTGGGACATGCACAAGATTGAAATAACAAAGAAAGACGGCAAAAAGATTACTTATGATCTTACGCCATCTGTCAAAGTAGCCTTTGAGGCTGAATTTAAGACTGGATGGCGTAAGAGATTAGGTGAACTACAAATGGAGTCTGATTTGTGGTGGCTTGCTTGGCGATTGGAAAAAGATTTAGGTAAGACTGAACTAGCTTTTGGTGATGATTACATCAATCAATTTATAGATGTTGATTTGTTGTATGAAGCAAAAAATGGCTAGACCGACATGGTCAAATATGGGAGATTGCCGCTGTGTCGGTTAGAACAGGTATTAGCCCTAAAGATTTATTAGAGGTTGATCCGGCTGTTTATATGGCAATCAAAGCAATATTGCAAGAGCAGGATGCAAAATCAAAAGGGACAGTCAGGCGGAGATAATGGCAGAGCTTAAGGCCGATAGATCCCTCAAGGCTGTTTATGTAGAAAATTTAGATGCAATCATGAAAAAAATGGAAGAGGTTGATCCTGACACGCAAAAAATATTTAAGAAAGAATTGCGCAAACAAATTAAGCCTGTAGAAAAATTGGCTAAAAGTTTTATACCATCTGAGGTGTTTCCCGGCTGGAGAGATACTAAGCCTTACTATCCACCTACATGGGGATGGGCTTTTGATCAGGTTCATAGAGGCCGCACCTATGGCAAAACAAATGAGTCAAGATGGCAATGGTCACAAGCGGATGCTATTGCCGGCATACAAATTACAAGTGCAAAGGTAAAAGTGCAGAGAGTTAAAGGCACTAAATTTTCCGTAACAGCTTTAGCCCTTGTAAATAAATCAGTGCCCGGAATTATTTTTGAATTGACAGGCGGTGGCACTGCAAGGAGTAGAGGCAAGACAAGGCGCGTAAGTCGCAACCCTAATGCTAGTGAGGGCTTTATCCGCAAAGTGTCACAAGCTCATGGAGCAATTGCCGGAGATGGTAAAGGCAAGAGAGTAATCTATAAAGCCACAGCGCAAAAAGGTGAACAAGCCTTGGCAGGTATCTCAGCTACAATTGATAAATACTTGGGCAGTAAATTTAGAGGTAACTAATGGCACTGAGTCAAAATGTTGTAATTAACTTTTTAACCAAGTTTGATAAAAAAGGTTTGCAAAAGGCTACTAAAGAGCTTAAAGGCTTTGATAAGTTTATAGCCTCTAGTAAGTTTGCAACAAAGGCCGCTTTGGTCACAGCTGGTCTTGCCTCTGCCTATGCCTTAGATAGACTTGCAAAATCATCTGTTAGAGCTGCACTTGAACAGGAAAGATTAGACAAATCTATAGAGCAATCTCTTAGCTCAATCAATGAGCTTGGCTCTTTAGGCAGTGTTAAAACTTTAATTGCAGATCTACAAACTGCTACAAACATCACTGAAGATCAATTAACGCCGGCATTAAATGGTTTAATTATTTCAACAGGGGATTTAGCTAAAGCGCAAAATTTATTAGGCGTTGCAATTGACACAAGTAAAGGAAGCGGCGTTGATTTACTTACAGTCACAGATGCTTTAGGTAAAGCAAACAGAGGAAATTTTAGAACTTTAGGTCAATTAGGTCTTGGTTTTAATGCAGTCACAGCTCAAGAAATGGGCTTGGCTGAGATAACAGATTACTTAATCCTTAAGTTTGGCGGAGCTGCAAAGCGAGCTACAGAAACTTTTGGCTCAAAATTAGATGACCTTAAAATTAGTGCAGGTGAGGCACAAGAAAACTTAGGTCAAGGGTTTATCACAGCCGCAGAAATCATTATTGGTAGCAGTGATGCAACAGATGTGTTTGGTGCAAAACTTGAACTATTAGGATTAAATGGTGGCTACATTGTAATTGCTTTAGCTGATAAAGTTAATAAAATACAAGATGCTTTTAGTGGGTTAAGTAAAAAAATCAATAGTGATCCAATCTTAAAATTCTTTTTTGGCTCTGCTAAATCTATTCCAGTATTGGGTGGCTGGATTGAAGGCTTTAGAGGTTTAGCTGAGGATGGCAAAAGGATTGCAGAAACCTCTAAAGAAACTGTTCAACAGACAGAGGAACAAAAAGCCGCTGCCGCAAAACTAGCCGCTCTACAAGCTAAATTTGATAAGTTTGCCGCCGCCGCTTTAGACAAACAGAAAAAACTTACAAAAGAAAAAGCTGCTCAAGCTGCACTGGACAAGAAAAAGGCAGAGCTTGAGTCTATGTTTGACATAGATAAGATTAACCTACAAGCTGCCTTGAGCCGTAAATTGTCAGGTGAAGATGAACTGCGTGTAAAGCTGTTGCAGAAATTAGCAGATGGCACAAAAAATGCCATTGATGAAGCTTTAAGATACGCAGATGTCCTTAAGGTTATTGAGGATGGAAAGATTACAACCGAAGAGGTTGAAATGTTAGCTAAAAAATGGGGCATTACTACTGTTGAGGTTTTGCTTTATTTAAGAGCTTTGTTTGCAGCTAATGATGAACTGCGCAAAATGCTTGCATTACTAGATGAATTAGCTAAGAAAAAATTAGCCCCACCTACAGCTGCGGCAACAATGTTTGATCCAGGTTATTTCCAAGATTTAGGAAACAAACTTGTAGGCACTGTAGGTTATACAGGCATGAGTGCAGCTGAGATTTCAGCTGAAAGATATAAAGAAAGCGGTGCAGGTCGCAGAGGCATACCTTTCATGGCAGAGGGCGGTATAGTTTCTAAGCCTACAATTGCAATGATTGGAGAAGCTGGAGCTGAGGCTGTAATCCCATTAGATCGCATGGGTAGCATGGGCACAAAGGTAGTTGTCAATGTGCAAGGCTCTGTAATCTCTGAGGGTCAATTGCAATCTGTAATCCAAGATGTTTTGTATAATCTAAACCGCACCGGTGCAGTTACCCAGTTAGCAAACCTAGGTAGATAATGCCGGCGGCAATATTTAAGGCGGAGATAGATTTCCAAGGCGGAGCGAGTTTTGATCCGGCTCTTGTGCTAGATGATCCTGCAACACCTTTAGATGCTTCAATACTTGGCACAGCCGCCGCGGATGTTGTAGATATAACAGCCTTTGTAACTCAGTGCTACATAAGGCGTGCCTTTAATAGATCCTCTGACTCATTTATTGGTGGCAGTGCAAAGATAGTATTTGTAGATCAGACAGGTACATTTAATCCTGCCAATACATCATCACCCCTGTATGGCAAAATTAAACCTATGCGTAAGATCCGCATGACTGCATCTTTTAACAGCATTAACTACAACCTTGGATCTTTTTATGTACAAGAGTGGAATTACAAAAGCCCTAGTGGGTTTGATCCTGCCTATGTGACTCTTAATTGTGTAGATGGTTTTCAGTTACTTAACCTTACAACCCTAACTACTGTTAGCGGTGGCACTGCCGGACAGACTACAGCGCAAAGAGTTACAAGTTTGCTTGATGCTGGAGAGTGGCCGGCTTTTATGAGGGACATATCTACAACAGCTACTACTACAGTACAAGCAGATAGCGGCAATTCAAGATCTTTACTTGCAGCTTTGCAAGAAATTGAGCAAACAGAAACCGGGGCTCTATATGTAGATCAAAGGGGCTTTGTTAAGTTCATGTCAAGGACAGACATTATTACTGCCTCTGGATCTACACTTACAAAATTCTCAGATGTTAATGGATCAGGTGATATAACCTATCAAAATGTTGAATTTGATATATCTGACTTTCAAATGATTAACAAGGTTACAGTTACGCCGGCTGGGTTGAGTGGTCAGACCGCAAGCGATTTAGCAAGCATTGATGATTACTTTCAGCATAGTAGGGTTAGATCAGGCCTCATGCAGACTGAGGCAGATGCTCTATCTCAAGCTCAAATGATTATTGCCTCACGCAAAGAGCAAGGTGTTGATATACAGCTCAATTCTTTGACTGTAGATGCCTTTGGTCAAGATGATCCTGCAAGGACTACGGCAGCTTTAGAGCTTGACATTTTTAACCCTATTGAGGTCACACAAACCTTACCTGCCGGAAATGTGGTCAGTGATAGCGTTATAGCCGGTGTACAATATCAAATCACACCTAATTCTTTTCTTGTAACATTTTCATGTGCTCAACCCTTTGCCGTAGGTTTTTTGCTAGACTCAGCGGTGGATGGAAGAATTGATGAAGACAGTTTGAGCTACTAGGAGATACATGGCAAAACAGACATTTACAGTCGGGCAGGTTTTGACCGCCGCGCAACTTACATCTTTGCAGCAGACTGCAATGTTAGGCGGAGCTGCATCTGCTAAAACAGCTTCATACACATTAGTAGCCGCGGATGCTGGTACAACAATTTCAATGACCTCTACCAGTGCTACAACAATCACAGTTAATACAGGATTGTTTGCAGCCGGTGACACAGTATTTATACAAAATCTAGGAAGCGGTAACTTAACTATAACCGCCGGTACAGCTACAGTAGCAACGGCTGGCAGTTTAATATTGCCACAAAATGATGCAGGTATCTTGTATTTTGTTAGCACATCATCCTCAGTATTTTATGATTTTATACAGGTTGGGGCTACATCACCTTTGACTACTAAGGGTGATCTTTATGGTTTCAGTACATTAGATGCCCGTATTCCCATTGGAGCTAACAACACAGTCCTCACAGCTGACTCCGGGGAAACACTTGGCCTTAAGTGGGCAACACCTTCCGGCGGTGGTGGAATTACAAAAATCTTAGCAACTACCTTTAGCGCAGTTTCATCTTATTCTGCACCTGCTGCAACTTTTAGTGCTACATATAACCAATATACAATTTTATTTGAAATTACATCACAAAGCGCAAATGCTGATATACAAATGAGATTACGAACAGGTGGTAGTGATGAAACTGCTAACTCATACACTAGTCAGGTTGTAGCAGGTTCTAGCAGTTCTGCTACTGCAACACAGACGGCAACAACATTTTGGAACTTTGGAAACTCAGGCTCAAATACTAGATTCGCTTTTAGAGGAGATTTCTTTAATCCCTTTGGAACTGGTCAACATTTACACACATCAGAGGTTTTCAGATTAAGTAATGCATCTGCTTTTTTTAGAGAAGCAAATGGTGGTCGCTTAGATACTGGAACTTCTTATGATGCTTTTACTTTATTCCCAGCATCAGGAACTATTACAGGAAGGATAGCGGTTTATGGATACTCTCTCTAATAAAATAATAGAATTAAAAACACAACACCCTACAATTAAAGTCGGTGATGATTTTAATGGTTATACTGATTTAGATGCCAAAGAATATGAGCTTAAAATTGCTGAGTGGGCTGAGGCTGATATATTTAATGAGCAAAAACAAATTGCAGAAAAAGCCGATAAATTAGCAAAGATAGAGGCTAAAAAGTCTGCCATTATCAAACTTGAATTACTTGGTTTATCAGCAGCAGAAATTGCCACTATTGGATTTTTTATTACCGAAGATGAACAATTATTTTTAGATGATTTGGATAAAGATAATTTAGCACAATCTTGAGGAAGTGTGTAATGGATGGCAAGAATTATTGAGCTAACAAGTCCTAATGGATGGCCGGCTAGTGAAGACCGCAAAGCTATAGAAATACAATCTTTTGCCATACCCGGCACATCTCTTAAGATTGCATGTGCCAAAGATGTAGCACCAATACTTGTTGCCTTTTGTAAAGAGTTTCATGAGTTTGTAGAGCCTATTGACAAAGGTCAATTAGATGACTGGGGTTACGCCTTTAGGATGACTAGAGGATCAGACAAAGTTTTGAGCAATCACTCATCCGGTACAGCTGTAGATTTGAACGCTACAAAACACCCTTTAGGTAAGTCAAATACATTTACAAAAGAGCAAGCAAATACTATACAATTGCTTTTAGTTAAGTATGGCTTGGCTTGGGGCGGTAATTACAAAAAGCGTAAGGATGAGATGCACTTTGAAATAGCCATGACAAATACGCAGGTGCAAAATAAAATCAAACAGTTAGGAATAAAATGAAATTAAGTGCAAAACAAAAGGCAATTGTTAAATCTTATGCACGCAGCGTAGCCGCTGCCACTGTCACTACAGCTTTGGCTTTAGTAGCTGACATACGCCCTGAGCTATCTATCCTTGCAGGTGCGCTAGTCGCCCCTTTGATTAGATACTTTGATGGCGAAGATAAGGCCTTTGGCCGTAATAGTAAATGAGTGCCAATGACATGGCCGCTCTCGCAGTAGCTCTTTTAACAATTGTTGCCTCTGTTTTTGCAGGTATTCGGTGGATAGTAAAACACTATTTATCAGAGCTTAAAGATGACCACAATGGTGGGCATAATTTAGAGGGCAGAGTCAGGCGCATAGAAAATAAGCTAGACACGCTTTATGAAATACTCATAACTAAAAACTAACCTGCATACCCTTCTCCTATGAGAAGCTGCGTGATAGTGCCAACTAGAGGCAGACCTGAAAACATGGCCAGACTAGCTGCATCCTTTGTTGGCACAAACGCATCTGTAGATCTATATGCTGTAATAGATAATGATGATCCGAAATGGGATGAGTATGCAAAAAATGAAGACTATAAATGCTTGCCTTCGGAGAATAAGACGGGCGGTTGCGCCAAAGCTCTTAATGATGCTGCGGTGCATTTACTTGATTACAGTCGCTTCCCTCTTTATGATCTGTACATTTTCATGGGTGATGATCACCTGCCTAGATCGCTGGATTGGGACAAGGCTTTTGAAAAAGCGTTATTAGGTAAGACCGGCATTGCCTATGGTGATGATCTTTTGCAAGGACAAAACCTGCCTACAGCTTTTGCAATGACCAGAGATATTGTTGATCAGCTAAGAGGTATTACTTTTCCCGGTTGCATACATTTGTATTTTGATAACTTTGTAAAACAATTAGCAATAGATCTTGGCTGTCTTGTTTATCTACCAGATGTGATCATTGAACACCTGCACCCGGCAGCTGGTAAAGCTGTGATGGATGAAGGTTATGAAAGAGTCAATCAAGTTAAATGGTATGAAGAAGATTTACTAACCTTGCAAACTTACCTAAGATCTAAAGAGTATGCAGATCTTGTACATGCACTTAAATGAAAGTCCTTATCACCGGCTCACATGGCTTTGTAGGCAGAGCCTTTAGGCGTGCCTTACCTTATGCACAATTGACTTTAGTAGATCTAAAAAATGGTACAGACTGCCGGGACTTTTTCAAACTAGAAACAAAAAAATATGATCTTGTAATACACCTCGCAGCTATTGTAGGTGGTCGGCAACAGATAGAAAATCAACCTTTAAGTTTAGCTGTAGATCTTGCCATTGATGCTGAGTTTGCCAATTGGTGCATGGTTACAGAGCAGCCTTATGTAGTTTATTTCAGCTCATCCGCTGCCTATCCAACAGAGCTACAAACCTTAAACAAAAAACATAAGCTAAAAGAAAAAGATCTAAACTTTAAGAAAATTGGCGCACCTGATATGAGCTATGGGTGGGCTAAATTAACAGGTGAGATGTTAATGAGTTACCTGCGTGAGATGGGTACACAGGTTTTAATCCTCAGACCTTTTAGTGGCTACGGCACTGACCAAGATATGACTTACCCTTTCCCTTCAATAATGCAGAGGGCAATACTTAACTCAAATCCATTTGATATATGGGGCAGGGCAACTACTACTAGGGACTTTATACACATTGATGATGTAGTAGATGCTGTAGTAACAATGGCGCAAAACAACTGCAATCAGACAGTCAATCTTTGTACAGGTAGGCCTACTACTTTCCTTGAGCTGTCACAGATAGCCTTAAAAACCCTTGGAATTACAAAAATGCCTAGGTTCAATATATTGTCAGATAAGCCGGCAGGGGTGGCCTACCGCGTAGGTGATCCAACAATGATGAGTGATTACTACACACCAAAGATTAGTCTTGAGGAAGGTGTCCACAGGGCTATCTCAGGTGTTTTATGATTTACAATTAGCTCATGGCAACTAAACGCAAAGTCAAAAAGGTAGCAAAGCGTAGGCGCACAACTAAAGACACGCCTTTAACTAAGTTAGATTTTTGGGCTATTGCCGCTAATGAAGTTTATCTTGCTTGCCGCAAAGCTGGTATGGATGAAAGTACAAGCCTAGCTTTTGCAATGGATCGGTCTTCATATCCTGATTGGATTGTAGATACCAAAGATCCTTTGTCTAAGCCATGGGATGATGATGAGGAATTAGATTAAGCGCGACAAGTCTTTTAACGCACGCTACTTAATTTGTAGTGATCTGCAAGTACCATTTCAATTTGATGAGGCAATTGTCAATCTAAAAAAGCTAGTAAATACTTTTAAGTTTGACCTTGTATTAAATGTAGGTGATGAGCTTGACCTAAATACAATCTCTAAATACAGTCAAGGTAAAGCTGAGTCATTTCAACAAACACTAAATGCTGACAGAGATCTTTGCAAAGATATTTTGTATGATCTAAGGACAGATGTAGTTTCAAGATCCAATCATGGTGATAGATTATTTAGTGCAGTTAGTCAGATACCCGGCTTGATGGCTTTACCAGAGCTGCAATATGAAAAGTTTATGGGCTATGAAGATCTTGGCATCTACTTTGCAAAAAAGCCGTATGAGATCCCCGGCACTGAGTTTGTACTCTGCCATGGGGATGAAGGCAACCTGTCTAGGGTCGGCGGTTCAAGCGCGTTAAATATCGCAAAACGCTGGGGTCGGTCTGTAATTTCAGGGCATAGTCACAGGATGGGCTACACATGCCACTCAGAGGCCTTTAATGGCCGATTACAGAGGGTTTTAGTAGGTATAGAGGTAGGTCATACATGTAATATCTCTAAAATGCGCTATCTGGCCAAGGGCGGTTATTATGCCAATTGGCAAGCTGGGGCAGTAATTATGACTATCAAGCGTGGCAATCCAAGCTTTGAGATGATCCGCTTTAACACAGACGGCAGTTTCGCCGCGCTAGGAAAAGCCTTCGGGTAATTGCATTTGTCAGTGGGCTATGCTTTAATTGCTTTTGTAAATCCATTTGAAGGGATGGGAAAATGAACGCTACCGAGTATGCACAAAAGGGCTGGTATGTACTGCCACTTAAAAAACAATCTAAAGAGCCGGCTAGATTTTTACGCCATGGTTATTTAGATGCAACACTTGATCAAGAAAAGATTGATCAATGGTTTGCAGATCAAGAGCTAAACATTGGCCTTGGTATATCTCAATCTAGTTTGGTTGTATTAGATTTTGATTTTAGAAATGCTTGCAAAGATCCTAAGTTTTATGAATTACTAGATCGCTGTTTCAGATGCAACACACATGTTGTAGCTACACATGATGGTTACCACATATATTTCTATGTACAAAAGCCTATGCAATTTAAGGGCAAACTAATATCCGGTATAGATATAAAACACAAAGGTTATGTAGTGCTACCGCCATCAATACATCCAAGTGGTACACCATACAAAATAGTAAATGATGTAGCACCGGTAGATCTACCAGAGGACTTAATGAAATTGATGACATGGTAATTGTTAAATATGACAAAGAGAGTGGTGCGTATGTTGATAGCAAACGCACACACTATGTAAAAGCTTCTCTGATCAGGGCATACGCTCATAAATCAATGGGTGCATCTCAGGTCAGAGGTAGGCTCTCAGCTGCAATGGTTGAGGGTTATTGGTTAGACAAGTTCAAGGAAGCGGTGAAATATGAACTCTGAAATATATGGATGGTTGATAACAATTACTTTATTTACATTAGTTGCACTTTTACTTGGTGTTACTTGGATGGTCGCAGTTGAAAATGGCTACGACAAAGGTTTTAAGAGTGGTTACAAGCGTGGCTTACAGGATGCCAAACAATCAAGTGTAAAGGTGGAAAAATTTACTGTTAGGACTCATCCGGCTATGCGCCAAAAGATGCTTGAAGCTGATAATGAGTATCTAATGGAAAAGGTTGTAAGTCTTTGGGATAAGGAAATGAAATGATAGATCTAACACAATATGAAGATGCTGCTACCTTAAATAGATGGTTTCTAAATAACTATCCGCTTGGCCGGGTAGATATACAGCTTGTAGAGATCAATCTTGACAAAGGCATTGTTGTATTCAAAGGCAGTTTGTACAGAGATAGCAATGATGCAAACCCGGCTGTAACTAATTATGCGAAGGGTGAAAGAGATGACTACCCTGCACACATGCGCAAGTGGTATCTGGAAGATACTGCTACAAGCTGTATTGCTAGATGCCTGACACTACTAAAAGGGTCAAACAAGACTGCACCTAAAGAGTCAATGGCTAGAGCTACAAGCTGGTCAGTAGAGCCAAAGGCAGCTTTATTAGATGATCTTCAAAGCGCAGATCGCCATGCAGCTCAGGTTTTTGCGGAAGCTGTGAGAAATGCTCCGGATACAGTCATGCGTGAGGTAGGTACATTACCTGAGCAAGTTTGTGAAGACGGCTCAAGGATGCGATTCAAAGAGGGCATTTCAAAAACTACAGGCAAACCTTTTAAGGGTTATGTCTGTGAGTGTGGTAAAGGCTGCCCTGCTAAATGGGCATCTCAGTCAAGTAACGGCAACTGGTACTTTAAGGAGTCGGTAAATGGGTGACATGGAGATGATTGACAAGCATGGGGTCAAAGCAAAATTCACAGACAAGGGCGTAGAGCTTGAGATAGTCAATTGGACTGATCGCTGTGTTTCTTGTAATGACCCTAGGTTATTGCGTGAAGGCAACAGGAAAGTTTGTGCCTTTTGTGGGTGTAGGCAATGACCTTTGATTATCACAAAGCTATGGCTGAGGGTCATGGCTACAACAATTATGTAGCTAGTCTGCTCCGGTCTTATGGTGTGCCCAATGTTGATGTGCCTGAGTTCAGCATTGCTACCACGCATGACAAGATTGCAGATAAGACTAAAAATGAGAAAGATATAATTGTTGATCAGCTTGTATTAGAGGTCAAGAGTAGAGCTATAAGCTTTGACGGGGCAGATGACTTTCCTCATGCCTTAGTCTTGGTAGATACTGTTTATGGCTTTGATCAAAAGATAATCAAACCCTTTGCTTATGTCTATCTGAGTCAAATATCTAAGGGTGTCTTTGCAATACCAGTGGCAACTAGGGAATTTTGGACAATTGCTACTATTTATGATCATGCCAGACAAATTGAAGTTGAGTGTTACTTTGTATCTAAAAGACATTGTAGGCCATTTATAGAGCTTGTAGATATACTTTTAGAAAGGGCACATGAGCGAGCCGGTGAGATGCAATAAGTGTGGCAGCTGGATCATGCGAGATGATCCTTGTATAACCTGTCAGATGTTAGATGCAGGAAAACACGCAATCAATAGATAACTTGCAAAGGAAGGTTACCCATGTTAAATTACAACCGCTTTAGGGGGCTACGCGGAAACTCAGTCATACCGAGTGTCATCCTCAGACCTACTCATTGGATTAGCAATGGGGGGGTAGGGGGGGCTATCAGAAATCTAGTCACCCAAGTGTCCTTATTTGTAATACTAATAAATCTAATAAATATAAATACTGTAAATGCTTTAGAAAATAAAAGAACATATCAAATGGAATACTTAAAACAATTAGATCAAAGCCCAGATCAATATAGCTGCCTTACATCATTGATCACAATGGAAAATAGTAAATGGGATATTAAAGCAAAAAATGGATCACACCATGGATTACCACAAGGGCGATCAAAATTCTTAGCTACAGCTGACTATAAGGCACAAATTACATGGCATGTTAAATACCTCAAACACAGGTATGGCACTGATAGGTTTGGTGTTGCAAACGCCTGTGGAGCATGGTCGCATTGGCTTATGAAGGGATGGCATTGAAGTTATTAGATTTATACTGCAAAGCCGGTGGGGCTAGTAGAGGGTATGCACTAGCAGGATTTGAAGTCACTGGGGTAGATATAAAAAAACAAAAACGCTACCCGTTCAAGTTTATACAAGCCGATTGTTTAGAATTGATGCAAGACACACATTACCTAAAATCCTTTGATGTAATAGTAGCTAGTCCACCTTGTCAAACACATAGCATCACACAACATTTACGCAATGCACAAGGTAAATCAACAGACAAAATTGATTTGATCCCACAAACAAGAGCAGCTTTAATTAGTAGCGGCAAACCTTATGTGATAGAAAATGTACCGGGAGCACCGCTGCTACAACCTGTACAATTATGCGGATCATCATTTGATTTGAAGGTGCGAAGGCATAGATTGTTTGAAAGCAATGTCAAAATTGTAGGATCTATCTGTAATCATAAAAAACAAGGTAGGCCAGTCGGCATATATGGCTCTATGCGAGATGAAATTCCCGGGGGGGGCACACTGCCAAGAGTATTGAACAAGCAAGAGAAGCTATGGGAATTGATTGGATGATATGGGGTGAGTTAGTAGAGGCAATACCACCTAACTACACAAAGTACATAGGTGATCAAATCTATAAGGAGTTAAATTGAAAGACACTGAGAAAATTACAATAGGTATCTGTTCACCGGGTTATGTAGTAACAGACTTTCTTACAAGCTTGTTAGATGTGGCTAGATCTCAAAAGCAATTGGGTCAATTCATATCATTGCAA